ATTGTGTGCGCGGTAGCAATTACCTGATTCAGTCCTGCACGATTCAAGGCTCGGTCACGGTCAAAGGCGCGATTGAGGGATTTGAACTCAATAACTGCGTCATTTCGGGCACCGTCGAGTTGGGGCAATACGACAACTACTGGGTCAAGGGCCGCGCTCCGACGCGCTATGTCCGACTCGTCAACTGTTGCTCACCGGATGGTTCACCCATTCGCGTCAAGCTCTGGGACGCCGAGATAGCGCTCATCGCAGGAACGAGCGTGAAGATTACGCGCATCCCAAAATGGATTTGGCTCCCGTATTTCTTGTTCCGCCGTTTGACGAATCCGAAGAAGGTATAACCCATGCTCGATCTCCTCACCAACGCACTAGGCGGCGGCGCACTCGGTGTCCTGCTCAGAATCGGCAACGGGTTTTTCGAGAACTTCAAGGCCGGGCAGGACCACAAGCGAAAGCTCGAAGAGGCAAAGGCAATGGCCGAGATCGCAAGCGACAAAGCAAAGTGGGATGCGTTCACCGCGAGCCAACAGGCGGCCACTCCTCCGGCCAACACTTCGGCATGGGCAGCAAATTTGATAACGCTGTTTCGCCCACTCATCACGCTGCTCCTCTTGGTTCTGGTGACGATTGTCTTCTTCCGCGTCACCGAACTTGAGCAAGCCGAGATGATCGACGAGATTCAGTTCTGCGCCTTCAACTGCATCGGGTGGTGGTTCGGAGATCGCATGAGCCGCAAAAAATGAACGACCACAAAGACCTCATGGAAGTCGCCAAGCTCTGGAAAGAAACCGGCTGGCTGACTGCGGTGATTGGCGGCGCCGGCATGGTTGCGCGGCTCTTGGCCAACCCGATCCAAGGCACGATCTGGGACAGCGTGCGGCGCGTCATCATGGCGGCCATCGTCTCGACGCTCGCATGGTTTATCGTTGAGCAGATCGAAGTCAGCTCACTTGTGAAGGCCGTCACCTACGGCGTCGCCGGATTGCTCGCACCCGAGATCATCGACGGCATCACGACGCTGGCAAAAAAGTATTCCAAGAATCCGGGCAGGTTCCTGAAGAAATGAGCCCGAAGGTCATCACCGCTGCGCTCGCCGCGGTCGTCGTTTGTTTCGCAGGCGTCGGAGTGGTCACCGTGAAATCGGTCTCGGAGCACATCGCGGCGAGCGACAAAGAATTTGCGATGACGAGCAACGTGCTCAGTCCGCTTTTCGACATTTACGGGCTGGCTATCGTGGACGGTCAGGCAAAGGCAAGCAAGGGACTGATCAACGCCAAAGAGTTTTGCGACTCGCTGGCGAAGCTCCAAGCCGAGGCCGAGCGATTGCTCGCAGAATTTGGCAACCCGGCGGAACTCGTGGCGCAGCACAAACTCGTTGCAGCCTACCTCAAGAAAGCGCGTTCAGCCTGCGACGCCGGGCAAATTGAAACGCTCAACTCGCCGGCCATGACTGCCGAACTTTACGCGGTTATCGAACCGATGACGGCGCTAATCAACGAGGCGCTGCATGAAGAGCTGACGATTTCGCGCACGCACAAGGACGCCGCAGACCGGGCGCTTCTCACGTTTGAACGGTTCGCGAGCGTCGCGGCCGGGCTTGGAATGGTCTTTGCCGTCGCACCGTGGATCGGGGCGAAGAAGAAGCCGGTCGTGGCAATCGCTCCAAAGGGTCGGAAAAAGAAGACAAAGCGCTGATCGGTTTTGACGGCCATCGCTTAGGCGATGGAACCCGTCATTACTTTCTCAGCCTCCGCCGGCGTCATCGATGCCGAAGCCGGCATCATTCGCGGCGTCTCGCTGATCACGAAAGGGCCGGCGCTCGGGCACGGCGTGATGATTGACGACAAGACGCTGGAGCAGGTGAAAGCGGCCGCCGAAGAATACACCGGCGGGCTGAAAGTCGTTTTGAATCACAGCGGCGGCGCAGGAGACATCGTCGGCTTTATCGACACGATGCGCATCAGCGGCGACAAACTTCTTGGCGATCTGCATTTGCTCAAGACTTCGCCGCATCGGGAATACATTCTGGAGATTGCCGAGCGCATCCCGGATACGTTCGGGCTTTCAATCGCGTTCTCCGGTCCGTCCGAGAAGAGCGCCGATAAGCTCACCACTTTGCAACGGTGCTCAGAAATTTTCAGCGTGGATATTGTAGGCACACCTGCCGCAAATCCTAGCGGATTTTTTGCGCGCAAACTCAAACAATTTGAGAGCGACGCCAGCGAGTCGCCGGAAGCAGAAATCAAAATCGAAATTCCTATGAACGACGAAATGAAGAAAGCCATCGAAGGCATGATTCAATCTGCCATGATGGGCATGAATGATAAGATCGCGAAGCTCGAAAGCGCTCTCGCTCCGAAAGAAGACAAGCCCGCTATGATGAGCGCGCAAAACGAAGTCGTGCAACTCGCTGCCAACACCGCGGCGCTCGCTGCCGTCAAAGAATTTGCCAAGAGCTTCGGTGCGCCAGCCGCCCCGATTGCCTCGGCTGAAGCAGTCAAACCAGTCGTGCAGGTCCAGAAGTTCGAGGACGTAGTCGCAGCCAAAGCCACCGAGCTCAAGGGCGACAAATCCTCGGCCATCACCTTCGCGATCAAAAACCATGCTGACCTTTACGCTGCGTATCGCGCGCGCGTTCAAGGCGGCGAACTCGTCAAACTCTAATACCCAACTACAATGGCAACTTCATACCAAAACAGCGGCTCGTTTGTCGCGAACGCGGCTATCACCGCCTTCCGCCTCGTGTCGATTTCCAGCAACCGCGGCGTCGGTCTTTCCGCCACCGCTTCCCTGCCTGACGGCGTGGCTACGATTGACGCTGCAAGCGGCGACCTCGTCACCGTTCAGTTCCTCGGCGGCAACACGGTCAAAGCCACCCTGCTCGCAGGGCCGGTCACCGTAGGTGACACCTTGTTCACGACTGCAAACGGCACCGTCGCCATCACCGGCACGATCACCGTGGGCAAGTCGCTTTCCACCGCCTCTGACGCTTCGGCCATCATCGAGATGCTGCCGAAGAATCTCTAACCCTTAAAAAATAAATTACCATGTATAGCAATTCAGCAGCAATCTTCCGTGGCGACATCGCCGGCGTAGTTGAGCAGGCAAAAGACTTCGAGGCCGGACTGATCGGCACCGCAGTCATGCCAATCCTCGACGTGCCAGTGCGCGCCGGCCAATACCCATCGTTCGTTCTCAAAGAGGGCCAACTCCTCAAGAGCGACATGAAGACCCGTTCGCCATACAGTGCTTACGCTCGTGGCACCCGCGCCTTCGTTCAAGACACCTACACGGCTCTCGAATACGGTTACGAAGAGGCAGTGGACGATACCGTCACCCTCGACGTTGCCCGCTTCTTCGACGCCGAAGTCATCGCCGCCAAACTCGCCAAGCGCAAACTTCTGCTCGCGCACGAGCTTCGCGTCGCTGCCAAAATCTTCGACAGCGGCACGTTCACGGCGACCAACTCGGGCACCGCCTACACGACCGCCAATCTGGCGACCTTCGATGTCGGCGCTGACGTTCAAGAAGCTCTCGACCGTTTGCTTTCCAAGGGAGAATCGACCACGAACACCAAGGTCGTGATTCCTTACCCGGTCTGGACCCGCATCCGCGCCAGCACAAAATTCCAGAACCGCCTTCGCGGCACCGGTCTTTCGACTGACACGATCCTGAACGCCAGCACCCAAGCGGCCGCCGAAGTCTTCGGCGTCGCCGAGGTTCTGATCGGTCGCGCTTCCTACGACCAAGCACCCGAGGGCGTTGCCTTCTCCGCTGCAAATGCGTGGGCCAACACCTTCATCTGGGTCGGCTCGGTTACGCAGGCCGGAGCCGGCTACTTCGGCGGCGGCGCTGGATTCACCCTGAACTGGTCCGAATATGGTCCAGCAATCGGCGTCTCGACCTATCGCGAAGAGGCGATCAAGTCGAACATCGTCCGCGCCTCGCAATACACCGCCGAGAAGGTGGTCAATGCGAACGCCGGTCAGCTGATCACCACGCAGTATTCCTGATCTTAACTAGGTTTCGTAAACAGCCTCACGCTTCACGGCGTGGGGCTTTTTGTTTTGACCGGTCCGAGCGTTCAGCAAGACCTGAGGAACACACAACGAACATGATACTTTCCCTTTGCGTTATCGCAGGCAACGAGGCGGCACAAATCGGCGCGATGCTCGACAGCTTCGACGGCGTGATTGACGAGGTTTCACTTGTGCGCGCCATCGGCTCGCAGGAACCGGACGCCACCGAGCAGATCGTGCGCGACTGGTGCATGGAGCACTCGGTCGGATTCATCTTCTCGGAATACAAGAACGGCGCCACGGCGCAGGCATGGAAGCACGTCGATTCGTTCGGCCGGGCGCGCAATCAATCGTTCGCGCAGGCGTGCGGCGATTGGCTGATCTGGGCCGACTGCGACGACGTGATTGCGGAGGCCGAGAAGCTGCGGGACCGGCTCGCGGAGCTATCGGACGACGTGCTCATGGTTCGTTGTCCTTACGACGTGCGCGGCACCGGCAAGAAACTTCACCGCGAGCGGATCGTGCGGCGCAGCGCATTTGCGAGCGGGCGCGTGTGGCATCACGACGTGCACGAAAATCTGCTCCTACTTCCGAACGACCGGCATTTCGACTGGGCGACGCCGGTCTGGCATCATCAGCCGATTGCGATCAAGCAGGACAACCGCAAGCGCAACCTCGCGATTCTCGGGCGCAGCGTCGCCGAGTCGGCGACCCAATACTTTTACATTCACCAAGAGCACTATTGCGCCGGCAACAAGACGGCGGCGGAGCAGTTCGGACGCATTGCGCTGAGCTTTCCGAACCTTGACGACAGCTTCCGCTACGAGGTGCAACTCAATCTTGCGCGACTCGTCGCTTCGCGGCGCGAGGCGATCCAGTTCGCGATGTCGGCGCACGGCGTTTTTCCGTGGTGCCGCGAGGCCATCGCCTCGGTCATCCTGCTTAGCTTCGAGCGCAACGACGGCAAGCGGGCGAGCTTCTGGGCGTCGCGGATGCTGAGCCTTCCCGAGCCTACCGAGAAGGACCGGCCTTGGACTCACGAGGTCAAGTGGTATGGCTGGGCCGGGCACGATCTCGCGGCGCGTGCGTTCCGTCTCGCCGGCCAACTCGACGACGCCGCGGCGATGCAGCTCGTGTTTCACAAGCACACCCAGCCGAAGATTCGGCTTACGCAAAAGACGCTGGGGAACTCGACCAAATCGGTCGCCTTCCGCGACGCTTGGCTCTCGACGGCGGCGCAGCCGGAGCGCATCGAGCACCGCTTTCTTGTGCGCGCCGACGACGCCGAGACGATGGGCATGGCGAAGCAGTTCCTGCACGACGTAGACGAGCCAAGCGCAGCCGAGCCGGGCGTGATTCAGATCAACGCTGAGGATGGCATGGTGGCGCCGCACGGCTGGGACGATCGCATCCTTGCGAGCGGCTGCACGCTGATTGACGCCGAGAACATCGAGCAAATTCTGGGAGCAAAAAAGGCATGATTCCCGAGCCGGCAATTGTCGTCTGCACGACCAACGCAAGGTGTCTCGACGTGCTGAAGGCTTCGCTTAGAGCCTACGTTCCGTTTGAGGTAGAAAAGCACATTCACCTGAAGGTCGGAACAAACTTCGGCGAGGCCTACAACTTTGCGATGCGCGACGCGTTCGCCAAGCACTCCGAGGTGGTCATCTGCAACGACGACATCGTGTTTACGCCATCGACGTGGGCCACTCTGCTCGCCGACGTTGCGCTGCTCAAGGAGGCCGTCGCCGATCTGGGCTACGTCGCAGCGCGGTCCGACTACGCACGCGGGGCGCAGAACATCCGTTGCGGCACCGGGCGCTTGGACTTTCTGCGATTCGAGTCAGAGCGCAGCATTGTCGAGACTCCGGTCATCGCGCCGATTTGCGCGTGGATTCACCGAGACGCGTGGGTCGATTTTCCGCCGATCAACTGGTTCAGCGACGACGTGCAATGTGCGGACATGAAGCGCCGGCACTTCGTTTCCCGGGCTTACGTCCATCACGTCGGAAGCCAGACGTGCGGCAACGACGCTGCGAAGTGCATGGCCGACGCCGAGCCGTGGCTGCGGGAGAACCGGCCGGCGCTGCACGCGCTGCACTTCGGGCGGGTTTGACGATTCTCGCAATAGTATGGCCGCCGTCCGAGACTTCGACCCGACGCAGATCAATTCCGACTTCTCCGCGATCTTGGAGCAGGCCGGCATTTCATTCACGTATCAGGGCGCGGCGGTGACCGGCGTCTGGTCAGCATCACGCAACGCCTTCGCCGACTTCGAGGACCAACGACGGGACGATTCGCGCTTCACCGTGTTCCTGCTCACGACGAGCGTCAGCGCCGTTCCGCAGGTCACGCAGACGCTTTCCCGAGCCGGCATCACCTATTTCATCGACCGAGTCATGCTCGACGCCGAGGGCGCGGGATGTGAACTCGAAGTGCAAAAATCAATATGATCGAGATCGAGGCCAGTTTCTCGCGGCTAGAATTCCAGCTAGCAAAGCTTGCCAACGCGGCGAAAGTGGACCTCGGGCTGGTCATCAAGGAGGAGGCGAAATACGCGATCCAAACCATCGTCAAATTCACGCCGCCCAAGAGCAAGCAGCAGGGCGCGAACGCAGTGCGAGCCGACTTTTCCAGACTGGCGGAGCCGCTCGTTTACCAAGACTTGCAGGCCAAAGCGACCAAGGGCGGATTCTACACATCGATGGCGCGTTACGTTCGCAACCGGCAGGTCGAGAAACTGCGGGCGCTTCTGCGCAACCCGAAGCTCTCGCACTACTACGGCATGAGACTTTTGGAGAACGAAGACGCGCTGCGCCTTGAGCACAGGCGCAAACAAAACGCTCGCGGGAGAATCACCGGCAAGCCGGACCAACTCGCGTTCGGCGGCGACTACAAAAAGTATCGCAACGAGATCGAGGGCCGCGTCGGCTGGACGGTCTCGGGCTGGAACTCGTCGGCAAAAGTGACCGGTGCGCGCTACAAGAAATTCAGCGATAAGCTCAAGCCGCAGGCCAGCGGCAACAAGCTGTTCGGCTCGGTGCGATCGAGCTTCGGTCCGCAGCCGTTCATCAAGGCGACGGCGCACAACGTGAAGATTCCAAACTATCAGCGCATGATTGACGGCGCGATCAACTCGCGGATTCAAACGACCGTCAAAAAGATTGAGGCAATAAATTCAAATGCAGCGGTCAATTTGGGTTTCATAAGAGTAAAAGGAATGATGCCACTTAAAACCGCAGCATGAGCACCCGCACAAACATCCGCAACGCCACCGCCAACGCGCTCACGGGCGCTCTCGTCGTTCCGACGGCGAACATTCTGCGCGGTCGCAACAACACGATTGCCAGCGTCAGCTTTCCGGCCGCAGCCGTTTACGCGGTCAGCGAGCAGATCGAGGTGCGCACGCTCGGTCCGAGCAACCGCACGCAATACCGGCAGTTGCAGCTCGTCGTGGACTACTTTATTGCCGAGAGCGGCACCTACCTGATCGACGACCTTTTCGACACCGGCAGCGCAGCGGTCGAGGCGGCGGTGCTCGCGGACGTTACGCTGGGCGGGCAGTGTCAAGACCTGCATTTGACGTCCGTCGAATATACGATTGAGCCAGACGAGGACCGGCGCTTCGGCTCGGCTCGGCACACTTTCAACTGCATCTATTTTTCAACCGACTAACCTCATTTTATGGCAACCAAACTCGGCCGGGAAGGCCTCATCAAACTGTCCAGCACGACGATTGGCGAGCTGCGGAACTACAGTCTCACCCATTCGTCCGACACCGTCGAGGACTCAGTCCTCGGCGACACCTACCGCACCCGGCTCGCGTCCATGAAATCGTTCTCGGTCAGCGGTGACCTCTACTGGGACGAGACCGACGCCGGCCAGCTCCTGATCACCATCGGAAGCTCGGTCACGCTGAACCTTTATCCAGAGGGCGCAAGCACCGGCGACGTTTACTATTCGGGCGCGGCCATCGTCACCCAGTTTAACGTCTCCGCGTCATTCGACGGCATTATCGAGGGCTCGATCGCCTTCGAGGGCAACGGTCCGCTGAGCACGCTCACGGCTTAATTTCGCAGGCAAAAAACACACAACACACATGGACGCAATCGACCTCGTCAGAGAACACTTCGCATCACTCGGCACGCGCAAAATCGACGTGCCGGAGTGGAAGCTCGTGGTGCACGCAACGCCGGTAACGCTCTCGGAAAAGAACCGGCTCTATCGTCGCAGCAAGGAGAACGACATGGAGCTGCTCGTGGACATTCTGATCATGAAAGCGACCGACGAGCACGGCGCGAAGCTGTTCACGATTGAGCACAAGCCGACCTTACTGAACAAGGCGGACAGCAACGTCGTCGGCCGCGTCGCAAACGCCATTCTCGCGGATGACGCGCCGAAGGTGGACGACCTAAAAAACTGATTTACGGTGGGGAGGCGGCAGACCTCCTCGCCGTTTACGCGCTCGCGGATCGTCTGCACAAATTTGCCTACGAGGTGCTCGCGATGCCGGCCGAAGAATTGAACGGCTGGCTCGCTTACATCGAACACCAAAACCGAAAACTAAAAAATCATGGCTGAGGCGACATTCACACTGCGGGCGGTCGATGCGACAAAGGCGGCTTTTGCTGGCGTGCAGAACAGTCTTTCGCGGCTGGAAAAAAGCACCGCAACCATCGCAAAACTCGGCAAAAACCTTTTGGGTGGGAGTGCAGTTGTGGCGACGATGACGATGCTCAAGGGCAAAATCGATCAGGTCGTAACAGCGAGCGAGGAGATGGGAATGAGCGACGAGCAAATTCTTGGCGCAATGCGCTTTCAAAATGCAATCGAAGTGACGCTGAACTACATCATGCAGATTCCTGCTCTGCTTGCTCGTGCTGGTTTCGCTCTAGGTGAAATGACTGGGCTGCTAAGCAAGACGGATTTAGCAGAACAATTAAGAAAATTCAGGGAAGCGGCCGGTGCTAAAGAGCTTAAATCGCTGGGTGAAACGGTGCAGTCTCTCGGCAAAGATTTCGACAAAATCGGTCAATCAACTGGCGCTGCTTTTGATGAAGCTACCGCAGATGTGCAGAGGCTTGAAAACGCGATGGCGGCAATCGCTACAAAAAACCCGCTGGAAAGAGCAAAGCTGGAAGTAGAACTAGCGAAAGCCTACAATGCAGAGCGGCAGATAGGTCTGGATTTATCGAAGCAAATTGCGGACGCGCAAGTTGAACTGACGAAGAGCAAACCCAAGGGAGAAATTGCTGAAATCTCCAGTCCGATGAACCTAAGGGCACTTAATGAACTGCGAGGCATTCAAAATCAGCAGATGATTCAGATCAACAACGAGATGATTACAGCAATAGCGAACGGCGCAGCGGTTGGAGTGATCGAAGAAAGGAAACTGAAGCTCATGAAAGAGCAGACGGACGTGAACCTTAAGCTGAACAAGATTCTTGAGGCAAACGACGCGATCTTTTTGAACGCTGGCGACATGATCGCCCAAGGCTTCGAGGACGCAATCTTGAGCGGGCAAAAGCTCGGCGAGGTCGTTCGCTCGCTCGGTCGCGATTTGGTGCGGCTTGTGTTTAGCCAGATGGTGACGCAGCCACTTGCGGCCGGCATCGGCGGCGCAATCAAAGGCGCTTTCGGCTTCCGCGCAATGGGCGGACCCGTCAGCGGCGGCTCGCCCTACGTCGTCGGCGAGCAAGGACCAGAGCTGTTCGTGCCGCACGCGTCGGGCACCATCGTGCCGAATAACAAGATGGGCGGCGGCAGCGGATCGGGGAGCGGCGGCGTCACCGTGAATTACAACATCGCGGCCGGCGTCTCGCGCGCCGAACTTGCTCCGATCCTCGAACAAGAGCGGCGCCGGCTCAAGGCCGAGATCCCAGACATGGTTCGACGCGGCGGCGGATACCGCGCAGCATTCGCCTAATCGTCATGGCTATCACCTATCCACTCACGCCGCCGAGTCCGTTTAACCTCTCGCGCTTGTCGTTTACGGGCGTTTCTGCGACCTCGCGCAACACGTCGCCCTTTACGTTGCAGACCCAGCAATACAACTGGCCAGGTCAAGCCTGGCTCGGCTCGGTCGATTGTCCACCGATGAAGCGCGCGGACGCGGAGGAGATCGTCGCGTTTCTGCTCAAGGCGCAGCGCGGCACGTTCTATTTTCAAGACTACGCGAACCCGCTGAACCGAGGCGGCGTGACCGGGAACCTCACCGTTTCCAGCGCAACCGCAAACGGCACAACGCTCGGGATCAGCGGAGCGAGCGGGCAATTCGCCGTTGGCGATTGGCTGCAAATCTCTACCTCGCTTTACAAGGTCGTCGAATCGACCTCGTCGTCGAGCGTGGACGTTTTCCCGGCACTCCGCAAAAGCTACGCGGGCGGCACGTCTATCATCTACGGCAGGACCGGCAACGCCGCTCGCGCTCAGGGCGTCTTCCGCCTAGCATCACCAAGCACCGAGTGGGCCATCGGCGAGGCCAGCATCTACGGCGTGGGCTTCGCAATCATCGAGGACGTCGAGTCATGAGCATCACCACCGCAGGCCGGTCGCTCTCGGCCAACATGGTCACCGAGGTCAGCGCATCGCAGCTCTCGCCGATCTTGCTCGCGTCGTTCTCGTTCTCGACGCCGGTTCGCCTTTGGAGCGGTTACGGCACGATCACCGTCGGCGGAGTGACCTACCTTGGAAGCGGCACGCTGGGGACAATCTCGCCGGTCGAAGAGACGACTGACCTCTCGGCGCGCGGAATTAACTTTCAGCTCTCGGGTGTGCCGAGTGCTCTGATTGCGGTCGCGCTCACCGAGAACTACCAAGGCAAAGCTTGCTCCGTGTTATTTGGTGCGCTCGACGCCAGCGGTGTGCTGGTGGCATCTCCCATTACTATCTTCGCCGGTCGGATGGACGTCATGGCGATCAATGACGACGGGCGGACTTCAACCATAGGTTTGAGTGCGGAGAACAAGCTCGTGGATTTTCGCCGGCCGCGTGAAGTGCGCTACACCCACGAAGAACAGCAGAACCTTTATCCACCCGGCTCCGGCACGCCCGGCGATCTTGGCTTGGAATTCGTAAACGCGATTCAAGAAAAACAAATCTATTGGGGCAACGCAAAGCTCGCGGCACCGGTCAACGAGGGCGGCGGCGAGACCGAGGTCACGTCCTACATGTGACCATGCCAGCACGCCGCGACAACTGGCCAAACCTTCTCGCGCAATTTATTGAGCAACGGCGCGAGCAGCCTTTCGCGTGGGGCGTAAACGATTGCTGCATCTTCGCGGCCGATTGGGTCCAGCTCTGCACCGGCGAGGATTACGCGAAGGCGTGGCGCGGTCGATACTCCACACCCATCAACGCTCGGCGATTTCTCAATGAGGCGGGCGGCGTCGAGGCTTTGGTGGACGCGCTAGGGCTGCAACGAGTCGCGCCGCAGTTGGCCGGGCGCGGTGACATAGTCGCGCAAGAAGCCGGACGAGGAATGACGCTCGGCATTTGCCTCGGCGTGACCACGGCTTTCGTCACTAAAAACGGCTTAGCGTTTGGCTCGATTGCGAACGCAGAGAAATCTTGGAAAGTCTAAAATGGAAGCACTCACAATTTGGATCCTCGCGACAGCTGCCGAAATCACCGGGACCACCATCGTGCTAAGCGCCGGTGGTCTTGCTGTCGCTACGTCAATCACGACCTTTATCGTCGTTACCGCTGCTTCGATGGCCGCGTCGAAACTGCTCGCGCCGAAGATGCCGAGCTTCTCGGACTCTTCGATGACGGACCGGTCTCAAATGGTCCGCAATCCCATCTCGGCGCGGTCGATGGTTTACGGAAAATGCCGGGTCAGCGGGACAATCGTTTATCTCAGCACGACGGGAGACAAGAATCAGTTCCTGCACATCGTCGTCACGCTCGCCGGCCACGAGATCCAAGCCATCGACGAAATCTATTTCAACGACGAGCTGGTGCCGCTCGATCCAGTCTTCACAAATGAGCCGACCGGTTTTTACGCAGGCGTCGCGCGCATCAACAAGCATCTCGGCGAGACTTATCAGACGGTCGATGAAGACTTGGAAGACGACACCGCGAGCCTGACCGATGGAAAATGGACGGAGAACCATCGCCTGCGCGGCATCGCCTACCTTTACGTGCGTCTCACGTGGGACGCCGAGAAATATCCGAGCGGAATCCCAAACATCAGCGCCGTCATTCGCGGCAAGAAGGTGCTCGATCCGCGCACGGGAAACACCGCCTACTCAGCCAACGCCGCGCTCTGCCTTCGCGACTACCTGACCGACACGTCGCTGGGCATGGGCATGACCGCAGCCGAGGTTGACGATACCGCTTTTGGCGTCGCCGCCACCATCTGCGAAGAACAGGTTCAAATCCTGCCCGTCTCGCCCGTCGTCAACGAGAACCGCTACGAGGCGAACGGCGTGATCGTGACGAGCGCCAGCCCAGACGAGAACATCGGCAAGCTGCTCTCGGCAATGGGTGGCCTGATCGCCTACACGGGCGGACGCATCGTGCCCTACGCTTCAGCCTACCGGATTCCGACCGTGACCCTGACCGAGAAGCATTTCGTGGGACCGCTCAACGTGCAGACGCGGACGAGCGCGCGGGACCGGGTGAACTCGGTCAAAGGCGTTTACGTGAGCGAGACGAACAACTGGCAGGTGACCGACTTCCCGACGATTAGCTCGCCAACCTACGTCACGCAGGACAACGGCAACGTCTTTTTCCGCGACGTGGTTCTGCCGTTCACGACTTCGCCGAGCTGCGCTCAACGGCTCGCCGTGCTGGAGCTTCGCCGCGCTCGCGAGGAAATCACGTTCTCGGCACGCTTCCGTCTTGAGGCGATGCAGGTTCGGGCCGGTGACACGGTCATGATTACCAACGAAAAGCTCGGCTGGTCGTCGAAGGTCTTCGAGGTCATGGAGTGGAATTTCGCGAGCGACGGCACGCCTCCGCAGGTGTTTATCGACATGACGCTGCGGGAGACCGCTTCGTCGGTTTATTCGTGGGACGTTGACGAGGAAATCTTTGTCGAGGACTCGCCGAACACGACGCTGCCCGACCCGTTCACGCTCGGCGCGCCGACCAACCTTTCGCTGACGGCAGACGGCACGACGCAGCTCGTGCAGGCCGATGGCACGATCTTGCCACGGATTCGCGTCGGCTGGACTCCACCGGCTGCGGAGTTCATCCAGAGCGGTGGCTCGGTCGTCATCGAATACAAGCCGGCCGCAAGCACGACCTACCTGACGTGGAACACGGTCGAGGGCGCGCAGACCGAGGACTTCATCTCGTCCGACATTACGATTGGCACGAACTACAACGTCCGCATTTACGGTGAGAGCTTCTTCGGGATTTCGACAAGCTATCTCAGCGGCTCAATCACCGTCGCAAAAGACACGACCGCACCGGCGATTCCGACCGGACTGAGCGCTGCCATCGGGACCGGCAAGGCCGTCTCGCTCGATTGGAACGACAACATTGAGCCGGACTTTTCGGAATACGGCATTTATCGGAACACTTCGGCAGTCACGCCGGCCAATGCGAACACGGACAAGATCGCCGAGGTTCGCGCGTCGCGGTTCGTGGACACGGACGTAAACATCGGAACGACGTATTACTATTGGCTGACCGCCTACGACTCAGTCGAGAACGTCAGCGGATTTACCAGCTACGTGCAGGCCACGCCGTCGGTCATCACGGCCGGGCCAATCGACCCGAGCGCGCCGGATCAGCCAAACGCTCCGACGCTGGTCAGCACGACGGTCTATCCTTCCACGGACGGCACGAGCTTTGCGCGAGTGTCGCTGACAGCGCCACCGTTGCCGACCAAGGCCGTTGCGCTCGATATCCTCTACCGGCGCACGGGCGCGAGCGATTTCATCATCGGCAATCAGATCAACTCGTCAGTCTCCTACGCCGTCACGATTGACGATTTAACCGTCGGCGAGGCTTACGAATTCGGCGCACGCGGCATTTCTTTCTCGGGTGCGTTGTCGCTTGTGTCGCCGCTGCTCAGTCTGACAGCGCCGAGCAACACGATCCTGCCGACGGCACCGACGGCTTCATTTATCGACGGGCAATTTGCACCGCCAGTTTCGCAAGGGAAAATTCCGATGTTTGCGGTTGGCATGACGATCACTGCCTCAGCGAGCACAGACATTGCGCGAGTGCAGTCGAAGGTCGCGGTTACAAATGATCCGACAGATGGTGCGGCGTGGTATGCAGACGGGAACAACAGTCTTTTTGACCAAGCCATGCCGGCGAATGGCAGCGTGCGAGTGGCTTTTTACGACGTCACGGGAATGACTGCCGGATTCGGATTTGCTCGCGTTATCTCTCGCAGCGGCATCGCCTCAAATTGGACTTCCCTCGGCAGCGTGCAGGCTGACTCGTCGCTGATCAAGCGACCGCTCGGAACGGTCTCGCAATTCAACACGGACGACGTAAGCACGACCGGCATCAAGACCGGTGGCGGCGCGAGCACTCGGCAGATCAACGTGATTTTCTCCGAGTCGGTCGTTGCCACTTTGGCCGGCGGTGCGGCGTCGGAAACTTTTGAAACATCGCTGACGAATCGCGGATTCAGCGCGAAGCCTGACATCGGGATCGCGCAGTGCGCATCGGACGGAAACATCTCGGCCGCTTACGATTTCGACGCAGCCGGCAACAGCAGCGTGACCGCAGTCATCCGCGTCTCGACAATCGACGGCTCAAACATCGGCGCAGGCAATTACCGTTTTAGCGTCGAGTTTACCGACTTCACCTAACTTTATGGCCTTTCAAAAAACCATCACCCTCGCCAGCGGAGTCTCAGGAAATTACACGCGGCTGATTACCTACCGCTGGGATCGTTCGACGCGCGAGGCCGTCGCGTTGTTTGCGCTCTACCTCGATGCGCAGGCCGCGCAGTCAGGCAAGCACGCGCTGACTCCGTTCATCGCCAAGCTCCGCCTCGACGGTGCGAAGTTCGACTTCTACCTCGGCAACGCGGTGCTGAGCGAGCACGCGGCGATTGCGCAGCTTTACGCAGCGGCGAAGGCCGAGCCGGTCTCGTGCGACGCCGGATCAAACGTCTTCGCCGACGCCGTGGACGCGTAGTGATTCCGCGCTGAGTCTGTTTTTTCTTCAGACGTAAGCCGTTGACTATCAACGCGCACGGATTGCGTGCGATACTTCGCGCACATTTGACTTCACATCGTCGGGCGGATGTGTAGGGTTTGCTCATGCCAGCCGACGCGAATTAACGCCAAGGACGCAATCGACCATGACATCCCAATCCGCACTCACCCAAGCTCTGGTCCTCGCGCTGACCGCGCCAGACCAACAGCGCGCCGACCGCGCAATCGCTCTCGCCGAATCCATCGGCGCGGGCTGCACGGCGAAGCAGATTGCAGCGGCGAAGCGCAACGCGGCAAAACTCACGAAATGAAATCCACGCTCCTCTTCCTCGCGCTCGCGGCTACCGCGCACGCGGCGCCACCCGCCTCGTTCTGGCGGGCGATCCATCTCGTTGAGACATCCGGCCGCACTGGGCCAATCCTCGGCGACGGCGGGAAGGCGCTGGGACCGCTCCAGATTCACCGCGCATATCACGCGGATTCACGCGTAGCCGGCGATTACAGCCGAGTGGCCGATCTCGACTACTCCAAGCGCGTCGCGACCGCATACCTCGAGCGCTACGCGCCCGCGGCGTGGAAGGCGGGCGATGTCGAGACGCTCGCTCGCGTGCACAACGGCGGACCGAGAGGTCATCTCAAGCCGGCAACCAAAGGCTACGGCGCGCGCGTCAAGGCGCTCACAAAATGAACCCACCCGACCAACCATGCCAAGCCACACCCGCTGGCGATCTACGCCAGCAGATCATGGACAGTAGAGTGCCAAAAAATGAACGGGAGTGGTGGGCATCGCGCGAGATTGAAAAACTTGAACGCAAACTTGCCGACTGGTCCGTGCTCAAAGGCTGGGGCGGCACGCCCGAAATCGTTCACAAGTTCGTGAAGGGCCAGCAGCACCGGATTCACTACTGCCAAAACCTTGAGGCCGAACTCACCGCGCTTGCGGCCGAGCGCGACCGCCTCCGCGCCGAGGTGGAGCGGTGGAAGAAACAAATCAAAGACGACAATCGCTCCTACGGCTGCGAGCTGCGCGACCCGAACGGCACGATTTGGCAGCAGGCGACCAAGGACCGCGCTCGCGCCGAACGGGCCGAGGCCGAACTAATCACCGAGCGCGCGCGGCTGGATTACCTTGGTCTGCACATGGGCACTGCGCTAGTTGCCCACGCTCTCAACTGCGATTACAGCCGGTGCTTTCCGATCCGCGACGCCATCGACCTCGCGATGAAAAACGAAACCAATCCATGACCACCGAACAACACCTCGAACTATTAACCGAGCTGCGCGCCATCCGCGCGGCTCTCGAAGCCAAGCCTCGGGCGGCATCGCCGGCCACGCCCACCGCACCGACCGCGACGCCGAACAGCCTTCCGCCGCCTGCGGTCGAGATACTCAACGCAGGCGACGTGCAGGTCCACTTCGGCAAGAACACCGGGACGCCGCTTAGCTCGCTGACCGACAAACAACTGCTCTGGTATGGCGCGGATCGCCCGGAGCAGCTCAAGAAAGACGGCACGCCGTTCGCTCCGCGCGAGGCCGACGTGCTATTGAAAAACGCGTGCCGCACCTTGTGGCATCAGCGCAAGAGCGCTCCAATCGTGCTGGCGACGCAGCCGGCAGACGACGGCGAGAACGTGCCGTTCTAAAACTTCTCGGCGGTTCCGAGTATAAACCCAACCCTACGACGCCGCTGGTGGCGGTGCGAAAATACGCCAGCAACTATTTCCCAAAAGGAAACCCGCCGGCCAACGACGACCGGCGGGCAACACGAAACACACACACGATACACTAACATGGACAACGTAAAATCAGAGATCGCGGTCGCAGAGACCGCCACGAAAGCACCGATTCAGTTCGGACAACACGGCGTGCAATTGCAGAGCATCGACGAGGCTTTCCGCTTCGCTCGCGCGGTAGTCGCCTCGGGCTGGGCACCGAAAGGAATGGAAAAACCGGAGTCGGTAATGATAGCGATTCAGTTCGGTCTCGAGATCGGACTCACGCCGATGGCGGCGCTCCAAAACATGGCCGTCATCAACGGCAGGCCGGCGATCTACGGCGACGCCGCGCTCTCGCTGGTGAGATCCAGCGGGCAGCTCGTGAGCTACAAGGAGACCGAAGTCGGCGAGCCAGGCAAGGACAGCCACGGCTTTATGGTGACGGTGCAGCGCAAAGGATTCGACGCAGCGAGCGAGACGTTCACCTGCGCCGACGCGAAGGCCGCTAAGCTCTGGGGCAAGGCCGGGCCGTGGAGCGACTACCCGAAACGCATGATGAAATTCCGAGCACGCGGATTCCTTCTGAGAGATCAGTTCGGCGACATCCTTAAGGGACTGCGAACCGCCGAGGAAGCGCGGGACATGCCCAGCGAAATCAACGTCACTCCTCTGGCCGACAAGCTCGCGGGCGGACTGAGCGACGCAATCAACAACTAATGACTAAACCACGCGTCAGGACCGCAGGAATTCCGACCCGCCGCAAAGACGTGCACGTCGAGATCGCGAAACCGAAGCGCCGCCAGGTCGTGGACGAAACGACTTACAGCCGAAACAAAATGGGCATCGCGGTGGACAGTCGCGGCCGCTTCATCGGGCGACGCGACATCGAAAAAGGCGCGGCACATTTCTGGAACTCACGCAGGAGCAAAAACACATGAGCAACGACAACGACACGAAGCAGACAGCAATTATCAACGCAGCGACGGAGCAATTCCGGGCGCTGCTCGAAACAAACTTCCGCAGCATCGCCAAGGCCGCGCAGGACGGATTCATCGAGGACGAGGACCAGACGGAACCAAAGGCGAAAGCCTCGTTTACCGTCGAGTGGGACAGCCTCGCGCAAGCGCCGAAGGTAGGCGTGAAGATCGCGTGGTCGGTCCGGTTTAAGGACGAGTCGGAAACGGAGATCGACCCGTTGCAATCGAAGCTCGGGCTGGAGGAAATCAAATGAGCAACGAGACCATCGAAGAATACCACGCCAACCCGGCTATCAGTCACTCGAAGCTTGAGTGCTACCGCAGGCGGCCGGCGCTTTACTTCAAGAAATACGTGGCCAAGACATTGCCGCAGCCGGAAGAGACCGGCGCGTTTCGCCTCGGCTCGGCGGTGCATTGCGCGGTGCTGGAAGAAAAGGAATTCTCATCGCGTTACATTCTGCGACCCGACTGCGACCGGCGCACGAAAGAGGGCAAAATCGAGTTCGCCGAGTTCTCCGCACAGCACGCTGACAAGACGCTGCTCGACGCCGACGAGATGGCGCAGGTCGTGGCGATGCGCGAAGCGGTGGCGGCGCATCCAATCGCGTCGCGGCTACTCGCGGAAGGGATGCCGGAGATGACTTGGCGCAAGTTGAAGCCCAACGCTCTGGGCGCTCTGCAATGTCGGACCGACTGGTTCGCTCCGTGCGGCTGCGAGATCAGTGACTTCCACCCTTACGCGCTGGACGTGAAGACCGTCGAGAGCCTCGACAGCGACGCGTTCCGCAACTTCGAGCGTGCGGCGTTCAGCTACGGCTACCACCGGCAAGCGGGTTTCTACCTGCCGTTGATCAACGAAATCTTGGGCTATCCGGTCTCGCGGATGTATTACGTGGCGGTCGAGAAGTGCGAGCCTTACGGCGTCGCAGTTTACAAGCTCTCGGACGATGCGATTGCGCGAGGCCAGGACGAGAACATCGCGGACCTCGTGCGGTTGAAGCGCAGCCTTGAGACGAACGACTGGCCGAACATTGAGCCGACGATCCATGAGTTGAAACTGCCGGCGTGGTATGCGAAATGAAATCCAACCTTAAATACAACTGGCGAATCATGCTTGTCAGTCCTGAGCATAGAATCACCGCGCACAAGAACTGCACGCTTGAGCAGGCGCTGCTCACAGCCGACGAACTCGAGACCGAAGTCGAGTGGCTCGTCACCGGAGTATTCATCTCGCGACAACCACGGCCATGAAAGAACTATTTATCATCACCGTTGCGACCGCAGTCTGCGCTAGCGCAATCTGCTTTTGGCTCGGCTACGAACTCGGCAAGCGACGCGGGCGCGACGAGCAATGGGTCAGCGACTACCTCGCGTACGAACGCAAAACACAGGCCGGCCGAGACAAGCTCGGACGGTTCAAAAAACGAAAGGCACCTTATGGTAAGATCAAAATCCCAGCACCAAAAAACGAATCATGAGATCGACCGGCGGCTGCTCGAAATGCAGTCACCGAGCGAGATCGTCCGAAATCTTCGAGGCGCAACACTGAGCAATGTCCACGCGAGAGCGCGGAGGCTCGGACTGGCGCTGCACCGCATCACGCCGGCCGAGCGGGATCATCTCGTCTGGCTGCGGAAGGGGGCGAAGAAATGAAACCCCATCGACAACGCATAGCCATCGCGAAAGCGTGTGGCTTCAAATGTAGCGAATACTCGGACGAATTGGGGCAACTCGTCGCGGAGTTCATGCCCGACTACCTCAAAGACTTGAACGACATGCATGAGGCGGAGAAGGTGCTGAACAACGTCCAGCGAGAGCGGTATCGCACTGAGCTGGTTTACATGCACGCCGGGAGAGATGTGTTTGCAACCTCCGCCCAACGCGCCGAGGCTTTTCTCCGCACAATTGGCAAATGGGAGGATGAAAAATGAACACCTTCATTTTCGGCGACCCGAAGGGACAGCCGAGGGCGCGAGCCTTCGCCCGCAAGATGGGCGCGAAACACGTCGCGCGGATGTATGACAGCGACGTGGCAGACGCGTGGAAGCGGGCGGTAGACCTCGGGATCGAGCGCGAGCTAAAGGCGGCGGCGGGGGCACTCGATCCGGTCGGAGCGTTCGAGTGCAAGCTAACGTTCTTCTTCCGCCGGCCGAAGTCGCATTATGGCAAGGGCGGACACGTGAAGGCGAGCGCGCCGGTCTGCCACGTCTCCAAGCCGGACGCTGACAACTTGGCGAAGCTCGTGCTCGACCGCATCACGCGCGGCGGGCGGATCTGGCGGGACGACTCGCAGGTGGCGAAGTTAAGCGTGCACAAGTTCTGGGCGATCACCGACGCGCGCATCGGCGTTTACCTCAGCGTGGAGCGATTTGAGCCGAGCGGGGCTTGACGCTGGGAGCGGATTGGATAAACAACAAGCAGGCCGTGAAAAGCCTACTGCACGACATGAATCATAGATCAATTTCCCGGCCAGTTTTCGCGAGGCGTTTCGTGCGCCAATTTTCACCGCGAAGGCTGGTCGGGTTTTTTTATTTATGAGCAAG